TTTTCTTAGATCTTCTATTGATTTTTCTTCTGAAAATTCAAAATAGTAATGTCCAAAACTTTGAAAACAATATTGATTTTCAAAATCTGTATCATCTTGACCTGCTTTAATTCTGTAGTAAATCATTTTTGTAAGAGATAATATAAATTAGTATATGTGATACATATAGCACTGTCAATAAAATTTATAGTAATGGTTTTTTATAGTTGTAATATTCTCTCAATAACTCCTCATGATCCATTTTCATCTTTTCAAATATTTTGTTCATATAATTTAAATCCTTTGTACAAAGATTATTACTATCTTTACTCATATTTTTTTTAAACTCTTCCTGAAAATCAAGCATTTTCTGTCGATGCTCCTTTATTTTTTTCAATAATTCTTCTTTTCTTGTTATTGACATAATTGTTCTGCAAAACTCTTTAATCGTTTCTCCCACATGTTTGCATATGTAATTAAATCTTTGCCTGTCGCATATGCAGGGTATGCAGGTTGATCAGGGTAAACATACAATGCAATACATGTTTCTACATCAATATTGTAATTTTCTTTTAAACAAATGCGATATGCAGCCATTTGACATAATGCTTCATTTGTTATTTGATCTGTAGGTAAATTCTTGCCAGAATTTTTTGTCTTGAAATCAAACAGACATAATTTTTCTTTTATTATTAACAAGGCATCAAATGTACCAGCAAAAGGGATTATACCTTTATCACTGCAAACCATAGATTCTGTAGACAATACCTGTGTTACATGTTTCCAGATTGTACAGGACTGTATATATTCTGCATATTGTTTATATGGTTCTGCTATCTGTTGTATCTCACCCTGCAAAAACATTTCCGCCCAGTTATGAATAATAGAACCACGTTCTGCTGCTTTGTTTAGTTCAACAACAGGATCTAAATTTTTATTAAGCTGCTGTTTTTTCCATATATCTATACCATATTTAACAGATTTAGATGCTGTTTTAGAAAGAATATTAGTAACAGAATAATATTTTAAAGATGGTTTGTTTTCGTTTCTATAATATCTGGGTTCATCTTTTAGGTTTATCTGTACAAGAGGTAACTGTCTCATTGCAAGAAACCATCCTTTGCAGTAAATACACGAGACTGAGGATGTTTTGTTATTTTCTTTTCTTCCTCTTTGTCAGAATACTGAACAGTACGATTGTAATTTATCTGTTTCCACGTTCCTGACATACATGCCTGGTCAAGTTGTTCTATAAGAACAGATTCGCCTAAATTATCTAATATTTTTTCCAACTCAACCATCTGCAGACTCCACGCCAATCTATTTTTTGTACCTTTTTTTACACGCCAGAACGCTGCAATCTTATCAACATAGCGTTTTAATTTATCAGGAATGCTTGTTTCAAAATCATACGGCAAAGGGGGGTTCTTAGGGTTTTCCTCAAACTCCTTTCCGACATCTTCCCCCAAAACGGCGATTGAATTTTTTAAATTTTCTTTTTTAGAAGAAAAATTAGAATCTTCATAGCGTACATCTGCTGCGTTTGCAGGTTTTGCACTTTTTGTATTTGTATCGGTATGAATAGATATGTTTTCCGCACCGACACGGTACGCGGGTAGTCTAACCTCCCTGTCAAGCTTGTCAAGATACTCATGTATTATTAATTTTAAGAATGTAGTCATACTAAAGTCTTTGGGTTTTACTTTCTCTATTCTTTTGGCTGTTTCTTCTGTAAAAGATACCGTAATTCGTCTGTTCATTTTTGATGCATTTTGATGTAATTTTTACGCATTTTTGTGCAGAAATGTGCGTTTTTGCATCATTACTTATTAGCTGTGGAAAAACAAGTCTTGTTAACATATGAAAATATGATCTTGACATGATTGTCTGTATTAGAGATATTTGTTTTATGAAAAAATTTCAACCAAACTTATCAAACCTTTTTGTAGAACATCAACAAGATGTTCAAACTATAGAAGGTAAAAAAGGCTTTATAGCCAAATATATGACTTGGGCAAAAGTTGCATCTATTTTTAATCAAGAATGTCCAGGATGGTCACACCATTGCAGATTAAATCCACAAGATGGACATCCTCTGTTCGATGCACCTGATAATTCATGTTATTTTATTTTTTATTTTAAAGATCCAGATAACAATGAATATGGTGATTTTATTTATCCGATAATGGATAGCAAAAAAAATTCATTATCAAGAGACCAAATATGTGCAAGAGAAATTTCTGATCATAATAGAAGAGGTTTTGTTGCACATTGTTGTCATCAATTTGGATTATTTCATCAGTTATGGAGCAAAGAAGAAATAGATGATAATAAACCAAAATTAAAAATTGCAGAGGACAAAGTAATAAAAAAAACAAAATATGATTCTGGTGAATTAATTGAAAAAATTATGAACGAGATGAATCATAAAATGAAAGATGATGAACAACGTAGATTATGGGTAGTATCTAAAGCTAACCAGTACAAATTACAGGGAGATGGATCTAAACTAAAACAAATGTCTGTTTTTCAACTGCGCGACTGTTTAAAGGAGTTAGAAAATGGAAGGTTCTAAAGTTCGTATAAATGCACTAATAGATTTTAAAACCTACATGCATATGCAAAAAGAAGTGCAACAACGATACATAAGTGACGATAAAGTCACTATGTCATCTCTAACAAACGAGATTCTTACAAAAAACTACCAGGATTAATTATGAGCCAAAAGTATCAAAGTGTTTTTACTGCAAGATTTGCTTTATTTAAAAGTGAAAAACCTGACCATACAGGTACAATGGAATTGACATTACAAGATGCTATGTCATTAGCAGAGTGGATTACTAGTCAAAAAGGAGAAGAGAATTATCGAGGTGACATGGTTGTGAAAATTCCAGTTAAAGGTTGGAATAAACAAACATCATCTGGCAAAGATTGGATTAGTGGAATAATGTCTGTAGACAAACCAAAAGAAGGAGATGAAAGTGATCTTCCGTTTTGATTTTGTGAATAAAATATATAAATTACTGACAACAAAACAACAGCAAGCTGTAAAAAGGCTGCAGACAAGGCGGTTAGATCCTAGTTAACTTTTTAATCTTGCTATTTCTGCTCTTAGTCTTTCATTGTCTAAGGCTAGAATAGCGGAAAGTTGAAATGGATCAGAACAAGTACGAACTTCTTGTCGTAGCTCTTGCAAACGAGTTTTTTCGGACTGCTTCATAGCATCCTTTAATAACTTTTGCACCCTTATATTAACAAAATATTACACATATTTGTGATGTATTGTCCTAAATGCAATGACCTGTCAAATATCGTCAGTGGTACAAGGCATGTTACAAAAAATGTTATTGTAGAAAAAAATCATATTCTGAATATAAACGCAATACGCAGAATTAGAACATGTAAATGCGGTTTTAAATGGATTACATATGAAGCGATTTCTGATGAACCTATAGGATCATTTAATGGTTTTATTCCTAATAAAAACTAAAAATTTATTAACAGGAATAATAAAAAATAAGGCTATTGAAATCATTGTGTCTTTTATTATTCTTTTTAATACCCACCAATGAAATAATTGTTCTTGCTCTTGTTTTGCAATAGTAACATGTGCTTCTGCTAGTTCACCTAAAGTAGTTGCAAAAACAGCATCTCGTTTTGCATTATTTTTTATAAGACCTATACAATAATTTTTTAAATAATTAATATCATCACATTTTACAATTTCCCTACATCTCATTTCTGTACTAAGCTGTAATTCTATAGGTGGTTCTTCTTCAAAAATAATAAATTTATTTTCCATGTTTTTATGTGTTTCTTTCCAAACATATCAATTTTTGCTAAATTTGCAATATAACTACCTTAAAACCATCCTCACACAAATTAGGTAGTTTTCTTATATGGAAGATCAAGAAGAAAAAGAAAGTAATCGTGTTGAAACCATTGTTAAGATAGCAGTCTTAGTATGGTCAGCAACCATGCTTAGTTTAAGCTACTATGAACCTCCTAATGGACAAAAGATAGTAGACTTCGATCCAACTTTCATAGCTTCAATTTTTAGTGGGAGTCTTGCTTCTTTCGGATTGCAGGTAGGTAAAAAGAAAAATAACGCTCCAAAAATAGTTGATAATAAAGATAGTAATGTAGGTATTAAATGAAGAAAGTATTACTATTAAGTTTGTTTTTATCTAGTCCAGTGTTTGCCAATGGTGCAGTTCCTACCTGGACTACTGGTTCAAGTAACAGGACAGAAAATACAACACAGACAATAACGCGCAGTATAGTAACTGAAAAATATGGTGCTGCTATAAATACTTGGGAAGCTTCAAATATAGAGGTTACAAGTGCTTCTAGTGGTGGTATCACTGATTCAGATGCAATATTCACCCCAAAAACTGTTACTAGCGATTGGTCTTTGTCTGTTACAACTAGAGCAGCAAGCCAAATGGTTGAAAAAATTACACAGAATGATTCGATCACAACTACTAGCGTTATCACTTCTCTCAGCGTCTTTAGTCAGTAGCTCAGTTTTAGCAGAGGGTGAGACAGATGTTATAGCATCACCTAATGCTGTAGGTAATTCATCAATAATTAATCAGAATATGAATATTAATAATGGAATGACAGGTAAACAACAGTTTGGAAACTTGGTTTGCAGTCAACCTACTATGGCTGTAACTCCTTTTTACACAGGTAATGATGCTCAAGGTGATGATACTTACGGTATAAACGAAGGTTGGGGAGTCCAGATGAGCTTTATGGTACCTCTAGGAACTACTAACCAAACATGTTCTGATTTAGCAAAAGTAAAGCTAGAACTAGCCAAAGAAGAATTAAGCAAACAAGTCCATGATAAGCAATTAGTGAGAGTCTTGAAATGTTCACAACTCCACGCAAGCGGTTATATGATTAATCCTAAATCAAAATTTGCTGGTCTTTGTAGTGATGTAATAAATATAAGAAGTTATGTAAGAGCTAATCCTCAGATTTTTAAGACAAAAAAAATAAGCAACTGACGCTCTGACAGTGAGGAGGTACTTCTTTGAGTACTCTTTATCAGGTCTTGTTGCTTAACAAGGGATAATAGATCAAGCAATTAAACCGATATTGACTCAACGCCAAGAGGTGTGCTTAGTCTCCTTGTATTATTAATTATATATTATTTATTTTTATTAGCAATATTGTCTTTTACATTTGCTACTTCTTTCTTCAAAACCTTAGTAAATATCTTTTTAAATATCTTTTTTATTTGTGCTACTACAGCCTGTGCTGCTATACCACCTGCCACTGTAACTACTGAAGCTGTACCAGCAGCTACAACAGAACTTGCTATTACTTCTGGGGCAGGTATTGGAAATTCACCAAAGAACGGTACATTAAATGTAGCTACAGTTTCCAATGAAGTATTTTCTAGGTTTTGTGGGAGGTTTAGTGGTATCTTCTCTGGGTTTATACCTTGCACTTCCTCGCCTTCTTCCTTTTCTTCTTCAGAAGTCTCTTCCTGATCTGCCAACCCCGACTCTACCTGTTCCAGGCTTGGAAGTAGAAGAGGATCTAAATATGGAACGTCTGCTAGGGGCGGATAAAAAATTGTTGTAGGAGGGATAAGAATATTGCTTGTATCAGGTAAATCTATTTCTGGGTATTCCATGAAGAATATGGTTAGAGGTGCAGTCGCTATGCCTATCTATATGTTAGTAGTCACAGCAGTGTGTGTAAGCACACCCCTATTCATATTAAGTTACATACTTAGAACTTGTACTTCAAACCAAGCTTCGTTCCGTAAGAATTAGTTGTATCTGTAACGATAGAAAACTCACCGTAAACATCTACCTTGTCTGAAGCTGTTACAGATCCACCAACTTTACCAGAAAAGTTTGTGCTTGAAGCTGCACCATCTG